CTTTCCGATTAATTACCCCAACGGCACGATGGCTAACCTAGCTGCTATCACCACCGTATCCGAAGCTCTACGGAATGAAAAATTGAGCAGACCGAGTTTGCTGTTTGGAATAGCAGCCAAACTCATCAACGGGTGCCTTCTCATGAAGGCTCGGCGTCATTTCGATTTCGGGATGATGCTGATCAAACACGAGTGTCCTTTTTGGACTCGTGTAGAATCCGTGGAGGTTTCGTGGCAGACGCGTATCCTCGAGGCTGTGTCGAAGCTCAGCGTGAGCCTTCACTTGAAGGCTCAACGTCATCTTGATTTTGGGATGATGTTGATCAAGCACGAGTGTCCGTTCTGGACTCGTGCTGAATCCGCTGAGTCAACCACATTGCTCTCGAGGTTCCGTCTGCCTGACAAGCGCCTTTTGGCGCTTGCCGCAGGGTTGAGCGGCGTCGCAGTAGTTTTCCTGCTGCGAAAGCCAATTACTGATCTCATCCTATCTGCATGCCGTGTCATCACGCACTGGTTTAGGCCGCAAGTTACCCATTTCTTGGATGGGACTAACCTTGCCCCCAGGCGTGAGACAGTGCGACAACACTTCGTTGCGCTGAAGACACCCCGTGTCCGGGAAATGAAGGACCACAGCCACCCAACATCGGCTGCGGAGCGTAACGGCGTCATGACGTCGATTACGGATCTTAGCATTCTCTCGGGCATGACGCCCTACTTGTACCAAATGGCTAGCCGCGCCCAGAAGAAGAGACTGGACGGCTGCCGCGCGTATTTTTGGGCGAAGGACATGCAGGTTCGTGCGCGGAACGACCCGATAGGTCCAAACCACCTAGTCGGGATGATTGACGTTGACTACTATGTCGACATGACCGAGCATCTGCTCACCAACGTACGGCCCCATGTGCTTTACACCGTGACTCCGGAGGAAGCTGCCGGACGCACGGGCGACTCGCGCTTCTGTTTTCGTGACGGAATGCTTGAGATGCACATTGCGGGGGGACAGATTCACAGACACCAGTTGTGGAACTATGGCACTGATAATGTCGTGGTTTCGAGACTGGGATTGTGGAGATCCCGCACAGTGACGTACCTCGTCGAGAGGAAACGCCTGAGCGCCCACCGTTCATTGGTTTTGTTGTCACCCGTCACACACCACACGGGCCTATCCGCCTATTTTGCGCGCCTCATGAGTGGAGGCGTCTTAACGCGGATGGACCCCCGTGATGGTGATTTCAACGTCATCAACTGCATCCGGACCGGGGATGCGGGCGACACTACATCGATCGCCCGCAATGGGTCGTTGGCTTGTGCCACGATTCCCCTGAGTTTGGACAGCGTTCTGCGCGAGGTCGCGGAAGCATCTCGCAACTCCAAGTTGAAGTTGCAGATCGCGGCCGTGGAATCCCGCTTAGCCAAAGACCACCCTCACCGCAAGGATGTTGCCACATTGTTGCGACCCTACTATGCTGAGAGCGTCCCGTACAACCGGGGGCTCTTTCAGTATCCAGTCGAGCTGTCGGCTGTGGGATATCAAATGTCCCCAGCCAACTATGATCCGGACGCCAAGGCCAGTCTGAAGCCATTTGCTTCACCTGTGTTTGGACCCGTTGTATCGCCCGACCAGACCTACTACAACGATCTTGAGTGCGTGTTGAAGCGCGTCAAGAAAGTTGCTAGTGACTGTGAGCCAAGCGAATTCGTTCGTGAGGCGATCCAGGACTTCATCAAGGAGCTCATCCCTGAATCTGAAGCTGGCACACTCGGGCCTGTGAGCGTTGACGAGGTGTTTGACAACATGCCTCGCCCGTCACAGCGCCAAGGTCTCCTGACTGCGTCACTGTTAGGACAGTTTTACTCCCGAACAGTGAAGTGCTTTCAGAAGAGGGAAGCATACGGGACGAGCGTTAAGGCTCCCCGTAATATCAGCACCATCTGCACTCCGGACAAGTTGGAGTACAGTCAATACATGTATCCGTTCGTCACCGAGGTTCTGAAGAAGCAGCCTTGGTACGCCTTCGGGCGTACGCCACTGGAGATCGCCCAGCGTGTCTCGACTATATGTCAAGAACACACTGACGAGCCACTGGGAACTGGAGTCTTCCTCGGAGATTTCAGTAAGATGGACGGGCACGTGTCGCAGGTTGGCAGGCTGCTGACGTCGTCGCTTTTTAAGCGCGCGTTTGCACAGTGCCACCACGACAGCATTGACTCACTCCTGCGCAGCCAGTACAAGTGCCGAGCCGTTACTAGGTTCGGAGTGACGTTTACTACTGGCCTGTCACGTTTGTCCGGATCCCCCGAGACTTCAGCGTTCAACACCATCGAGAACGCGTTCGTGAGCTACCTGGCGTTCCGGCGACACGTGCTCCCTGATGGCAAGTATATCGGCCATAAGGGAGCATGGGGTCTCCTGGACCGCCTTAGCATCCTGGGAGGAGATGACAGTCTCATCCGAGGAATGTCCCCGGAGTGCTACTCCTGGGCAGCACGATCATGTGGCCATGAGGCCACTGGCGAAGTCGTTGAGCGGGGGGAACGCGGTGTAAATTTCCTCGCCCGGTATTACAGCCCAGATGTTTGGGTTGGACGCCTAGATTCGTGCACGGATATATTCCGCGCAGCCGTCAAATTCCACACGGCGGTCGATCTAGGACCTGAACCCCGCAAGGGGGAGCGGGATACCAGGCCGGAAGACAAGTTGCTTGAGAAGTGCAGGTCAACTGCGTGCAGTGACGCGAACACACCAATCATCGGTGATATCGCGTGCCGCATGCTCGAGATCTCAGGCAACGCCCCGGAGAGCAGGATCACCAACGACACGAGTTGGTGGTCCAGGTTCTCGCCTGACAACAACTACCCGAACTCTAACGAGGACGGGTGGATGGACGAAGAGCTGCGACTGCAGCTCCCCGAGTATGACCTAGCGCAATTCCGAGCGCACGTCGCCAATTGCGACGTTCGTGGTCTCCTGAACTTGCCAGTGTTCATGGAGGGACTAGCCACGATAGACCCGGGTACCGTTGATGTTGCCATTGGCGGAGATATCTATGCTCCCGAGGAGGGAGACTGGGATTATGATGGTGCGGTAGAGGAGAAGAGCTCTGACCCCCCCCGCCGAGGGGAGGAGAAGGCTGACGAACCTGCCGACGAGGATGATGGGGAGGAGAAAGCCGCCGGCGATGAGCCGACTGTGATTTTCTCCCGTGACAACCCCTCAACACCATCAGAAGAACAGACTTCCACTGTCACCCCTGAGGCAACGGTGGCCTCAGATGCCCAAGCCGGTTCACAGGTACCGGCAAAGGCAAAGAAGAAACCTCCACGTCGTCCGCCCCGCAAAACGCGCGGGGCGAAGAGGAGGCTCGCACGTGGGCGAGCCTCCAAGTAATAGCCGCGTGTGTCGGATGGACTGGTGCCTAGTCAGCACCAGTGATTTTCCACCAAAATCGTTTTCCATCAACACACTTCCACCATTCATTTTCCATGGTTAAGGTTTCCAAACAACACACCTCTGCGGGCGCGCAGAGGAAGGCGCGCAGGACGCGCTCGGCCGCAGCGGCCGGCATGCAAGTTACTACGCGTAGCATGCCGGTTGCTTACGACACTCGTGTCGTTCCGCGGGCCCCGACGATCAGGTCGCAGAAGGGCTCGTGCGTGATCTCTGGCCAGGAACGCATCGGCGATGTGAACTGCCGCGCTGTATTCGGCGGCGGCTACATCGAGATGAATCCTGGCTTGTCCACGTTCGAGTGGCTTTCCGGGCAGGCAGCCGGCTGGGAGAAATATCGCTTCAGGAAACTGGAGTTCATGTTCATCCCAACCGCGGCAACTACCGCCACCCCCGGGAGCATCATGCTTCTCTTCGACTTTGACCCACGTGACCGTACTCCATTAACGTTGGCCGCTGCATCAGCTTATGACGTGCAGGCCTCCGGACGTGCGTGGGAAACAGTTCGACTGGTCGTTCCCGTCAAACGGCTCAATGAGGGAGTTTCCGTGCGCCGGCTCAGGTGTGGGCCGGTGTGCGGTGATTTATCATCGTATGACCCTGGGCGGTTGCATGTTATGTCAACTGCCGGGAATGGAGCTTTGGCTGGCACCTTGTGGTGCAGCTATGATTTAGAGCTCAT